ACAATCCTAGCCTTAATGATAAAGCGGTATGTATCGTCATCCACTTCAAACGAAGCCCCTTCGCTGTCAGAGATGGATTTCCATGTTCCACCTAACGCTGCATCATATAAACTACCAAAGGTTTGTGCCTGAGAAGCCCCTTCAAAACCAAAGAAAGGGAACAAAAAGAAGTCAACTAACACTCTTGGCTGGCCAACAATAGCCCCAATCATATCTAATTGACTGCCTACTGCCGTCTCCAAGCTTCTAAGTCCAATTAAGTCTTGAAGCATATCTTGTATTTCAGTGATTTCTGTGATAAAGATATTGATGTGGGCATCAAAGATAGGTTTGTTTTTAAACTGTTGTGTGTATCGGCTTCTAGCTTGCGTAAGGTAATCTACTTCTGTTATACTGCCCATGAAGCCTCCTTACACAAACGATACTAAGATATTAGAAGCTGATATATTGACAATCTCGTTATAATCAACAGATATGTTGCTTGTTCCTACAGGAGATGCACTTATACCGATAGTCATTGAGTTTACATAGAAGCCCTCTGTTGCACTATTGATTGGTGTGTACAATCTACTGTACAAAACATCTTCGCCAATACCAAGTGTACTTAAATAATCAACTAAAGCTGTACGGATTAAATCCTCGCCGTCTGTAGGGAATGAACTGTCAACAGAGATTGTTAACGAGATGTAAATTGGCAAGTCTGTAGGTCTGTCAAACGATATATCGTGTAATATGCCTTGACTATCAGCTACGCCTGTTGTCACTGTACCATAGCTTAAAATCCCTGCGGGTTTGTTATCCCAAATTGCTTGAGCTATCTCTGTAGTAATACCACCCAACACAATAGGGTAGAAGCTGTGTGCAGGAACAGGAGGAGACACGAAAGCTACATCCGTTTCATTCTCATAAATAACAACCTGTTTAACACCATCAAGTTTTAATATGGCAGCATAGATAGCTTCGTAAGTATTGCTGCCGTCTTGAAACTTAGCTTGTAAGAAACGTAAACGTAGTTCGGCATCGGTCTCTACTACTTTACCTGCAATAGCGGCGAATGGGTTAGTAACAGTATCCCAACCAACTAGGGGGGATTGAATTGTTTCAACAGTGTTAGCATCTTGTAAGTTAACACCTGTTTCTGTACAAGTAGCTAATGTCTGTTTCTTAGCTTTATTAATCGTGAATTGTGTTGCTACAAAGTCACAAGCATAATCTTGGTTTGTCACTTGAACAAGCAAATCACCCCCAACCAGTGTAGCTTCAATATAGGTAGAGTGTGAGGCGTTAACAACACCCATTAATCCGTTGACAATACTAGAAGTAGTAGCACTAACACCGCTAGTATAAGTAACAGTAACGGGATTAAGATTGCTACCAAGCACCTTATAGGTGAAAGAGTAAGCCGTACTATCTGCCACAACTGTAGGGGTGATTTGGATTGCTGTAGCACCTGTTTCATTGAGAACCACCGCCTCTTGAAATTCAAACACCTTGTTTGTGTTGGCACTACGAACATAGCTACCATCAGGAATTGTTACACCGTAAGTGCCGTAGCTTACTAACAATGCTTGTGAGGCTGTAGCTGTATTACGAATAACTCCACCTAACGCACAAAGCTCTTCTAATGAAACCCCTGTAGCTTGGTTAATATCAAACGAGCTATACACTTGCTGACTTGTTTCCCAGAGTTCTGCTAGTGGTTCAGCAATAATCTTAATCCATCTTCCTAGTACACTATTATCTGTTGTATCTAAAACATCGCCCACACCTAAGAAACCACTAAACTCTGTATTAGCACTTGCTTTAAGAGAGGAAATAATATCTGTTAATCGTTTAACGCTAAACCCTGTTGTGCTTAATCCTGCCATATCCCTCTCCGTTATTTATACCTATACACCAATTGAAGCAGTCAGAGTGGAATAGAAACCATCAATGGTTCTCACTGTAAACTGAATTGTAATCTTTCTTGTTGTCTTATCAACTACGCTACTGTAAGCTGTAATCTGCAACACTTCTTGTTCTTTTAATATCTCTGCTTGGATGATTGCATCAACAGCAGCTTTAGACCTATTTTTACCAGCAATTTGATTGAAGTAGTCAATACCAATAGTTCCATCTAAGAACCATTCACCCTTAAATGTCTGTAATCTAATTTTCAGCCGTTGAGCTAAGTTTTCAGATGTTGATGTCGTGAATGTCGGTGTTGTGATTGTAGCTGTTGTTGAGAGAAGGACATCCCCTGTCTCATCGTTTAGTTTGATGTCCATAGTTATTTATTTCTCTTAACTTGTTGATATATTCAATCCGTTGTATGTAGCCGAGCCTGTTAATGTTGTAGTTGTTGTACTTACTAGCGCACCGTTGAATGTAGAGATACCTGTGAATACAGAAGCCCCTGTAAAGGTACTTACACCTAATACGCCAAATGTTCCTGCTACGCTTAGATTGCCTGTAATGGCTACACTAGGACAGGTGAGTGTTAATAGTGGGCTTTTCACCTCTACTTGTAATGCGGAGGTTAGTTCAATCTTGCCCGTAGGCTTCATTCTCACTTCACACTCTGTTGGCAAACCAATGTTGTGTGTCATCACCATATCATCAACACTGTGCAATAAAGTGCGCTTTACAGGGTCGTTGATTGATTTTGAGAACGGATTTACACATGGGATAGCGATAGCATCTCTTTTATCAAAGCTTCGCATATCAATCGGGTCATGTGCTGAGGTAGCCCCACTCTTAAACACATCCAACCCTTTCTGACTGAACACAAGGAGAACATTATCTCCTTGATTGATTGGGAATGTTAAAGCTGAGGTTGATGAGCTAGGGAACTGAACAGGGACGGAAAGGATTTCAGGATATGCCATTATTTCGCCGTCAATGTACTTCTTGTTTACTACAGGTTGTACGTCAATGCGGCACTCATTTAGTTTGCTGACATTAGTAACCTCTGCTACCATAGTCACATAAATATCTGATAACCTGAAATCAATCTGTGCATTAAGGATTGTTTCTAAACTGTTTTCCATTATACTAAATCCTTGACGTTATCGCCCCATATTTGCATAAACCACTCACCGCCTCTTGTATCACCACTATACTTAATAGTTCTTACACGGTAATAACCACTAAGTTTTGTTTTAGTGCTATCAAGACGTATTAGACTATTAGGTTTAACAGACGGGTTTAGTAGTGCTTTCAATTCAATGTTTGAGCGTTGAATTTTACGTTTAGTTTGTTTACGAGGCTTACCGCTTTTTGTTGGTTTTAATTCTTCTGTGATGTCTGTTTCATTATCTTCTAACGGCTGCTCAATAGCTTGTGTAACTTCTTCTGTATGTGTGTATGGTATATCAAGCAAGCCACTTTCTTGTGATAACACGATAGCTGTTTCAGTTGTCTTGTTGGGGGAAACACTTCTCTTATCTTTAACGGTAAGTTTACCTTCTAAGATTGACCATTCTAAATCATTTGGTTTGCACAAGTCATCAAGGATTTGTTTTAGTGTTCCAGTTGCAGGGTAGCCGAAAGTGAGTGTTCTATCTGTATTGCCACTAGCAATTACATCTACTTCTAGGTTATTATTTTCTGCAATGTTTTGAATAACAAAACCAATTGTTACGCCTTCGGGGTAAGTCTTATGAACCTTTGTTCCGTTGAGTATCTTAAAGCCGTCAGCAATCTTAAACGTAGTCTCTGTATCAACCCCAACTTTCTTAGTCATAATCTGTACAACATCACCTTTTAGAAGTTGTTGTATGCTGCCAACATAACCAACAGCCAGTGTAGCACTCAAGGCCATTTGTTTATCACTGAATTTATCTAATGTTGTTTGGGCTAGGTTATAAACCTTTACTTCTGCTGAATTGTTTTTATTTGCATGGTCAACATTTTGTTGAATGTCAAAAGATAAACGTAATTCTGTTATTGTGAATAGCTTACCATTATCGCGGTCATATAAAGTGAGAACATAATCTCTTTGAAATTGATACATTCTCACCTCTTATCAGAAAGTAATCTTATAGACAAGAAAGTAATAATCTCGCCAGTTCTTCATTGTATCTTCTGTTT